TACAAATAAGAAAAAACATCCACGCATCCTAATCGGTATACCGACTAATGGAACGGTTACGGCTATGTGTATGTTATCCATTGCCCGCACCATGCGCGATTACAAAGGCGAAATTGAAATTTATCATGCACGATCTTCAAACCTGGTAATGAACCGCCATGAAATCGTTGCGAATGCATGGGAACAAAAAGCAGATTACATTTACTGGGTGGACAGCGATCAAGGTTTCCCGCCTTTCGCCTTAGACTGGTTTATTAAAGATAACGTTCCCGTAGTTGCTGCAAACGTAACACGTAAGTCTATACCGCCTGTACCATGTGCCTACATAGAAACAGATGATTATGTCGGGCCATTATATACGGAAGAAGCTGATGAAGGCATACAGCAAGTAAAACACGTAGGTATGGGATTGATGCTAACGCATATCAGTGTGTTTAATAAAATATCAGAAGATCCGCCTGCATTTTGTTTTCAGCCGACAGAAGACGGTTTACGTGTGATGGGCGAAGATGTTTATTTCTGCCGTCAATGTGAAAAGCATAACATACCTGTTTATGTAGATCACGATGTATCAAAACTTGTTGTTCATATCGGCACACTTGGATTTACAACCCGTCATGCGCTTGCAGGCCGAAACATTAAGAAAAGAATGGCTGGCGGTGAATTTGAAATTGAATTTGATCCCGAAGATGTTGCACCGTTGAAGAATGGCAAACAAGAACAAGAACAGGAACAACCTCATGCGTAAAGTAGGCATACTTGGTCGTTGCGACAACACAAGAAAAGAAGCACCAACCCACGACAAGTCCTGGGAGATGTGGGGTTTAGCCTGGGATATGGCATTTGTCGGTGCAAGACATTACGAAATTCACACACCGCCTAGCTGGACAAACGGTACAATATCGGATCGTATGAATTATCCAGACTGGCTTCAGTCGATTGCTGACTGCAATGGTGAAGATTTATGGTTGCAGGATACCTACATTGAAAACGCCAAAGTATTTCCATTAGATGATATTCGTAAAATACCGTACTTGTGTTTACCAGACACACATGAACCGTATCTTGAAAGTTCAATTGCGTGGATGATTGTTCACGCCTTTTTAGAAAAAATTGAAAAGATCGGAATTTGGGGTGTTGATCTGACAGCCGAAGATGAATGGGCGTATCAACGACCTAACATGGCGTACTTGATCGGAGTGTGTCGTGCAAAAGGAATGCGTATTTTAATTCCTGAAGCGTGCGCATTGTATGAACTGAAAGAACTTGATTCACAAACATTAGACTTTTGTGATCCTGATATCCCGCGTCATCATCTTGAATACAAACTGGCATTTGAACGTGTCAAAGGTTTAGAACCAAAACGCAGAAAAGATTTGCTGACATCGTGTTTTACTGATCCGCCACGTTACGGATATTGCGCCATACCGATAACGGAATATCTTAGCAAAGGAGTAGCAGCCGAATGAGTATCACCAATAAAGGAACGTTAAGAACGGCTGTCCTTTCAGAAGTTGTGTGGGATAGTTCACTTGATACACGTTGTAATGAATGGATTGATCGTGCAACAGCCGCATTAAATCGTGATTTACGTGTTAAGGATATGCTTGCTTCTACATCAGGAACATTAACAGGCAGTACCGCAACACTTGCCCAGCCATCAGATTTTCTATCTGTAGAAACATTTTTCCTGACAACAGGTGGTGGAAGTGTCATGCCATCATTTGTAACACCTACAGCACTTGAACAAGCAGTTCCGTCTGATGCAAGTGGTCAGCCGACACATATAGCCATTGTTGGAAGCAACTTTAAATTAAAACCAATACCTGACTCAAATTATGATTACACGTTATTGTATTATCAACGCATACCGGCATTAACAACAGATACAGATACAAACTGGGTTTTAGACAATCATCCAGACGCATATCTGTATGGATCGTTAGTGATGGGTGGAATATATCTAAAAGATAGTCGTATTCAGGAATGGTCAACATTATACACACGCGCCTTGCAAGGCATTCGCGGTGAATCAGATCGCGCTATGCTACCGCCTGGCAATATACAAGTATCATTGCAAACAACAGTAACATGACCATACCTATTCCTCCGCAAAGTCCTCCTTGGATGTCGCAGTTAATTAATGACATCCAAAACGAAATTGATGAACGCACCGTAACGTTGATGGGCGGTAAGGCATTTAGCATAAGTGATTTACCGTCTGCTGCTAATTTTAGATACAAGTTTGTTGTTGTGTCTGATGGTGCGTCTAATAAGCCTGCTGTATACAGCGATGGAACAGTATGGCGATATCCTGATGGAGTAGCTGTATGAATGAACAGACACATAAATTTAACGCAAACATTGCAGGCATGGTTGATGCTGCTGCGTTTGTTATAGAAGGTGTTGAAAATCTTCTTAAAGAAGGTAGTGAGATTGTTGACGATAATGGCGTTAAAAAAATTGATGTACCGCCAGCATACTACGAAGAATTACAGGCATCACGCGACACACTCGAACAAATTTCAAATTGGCTTATAAACAAGGATTAAGACATGGCTGACAGCACCAGTACCAGACTACTTCTGCGCCTTATGGCTACAGGCGAGCAAAATAATTTATGGGGTGGATACACCAATACATCTTTACAAACAATCGGTCGTGCGGCTAAAGGCTATCAGTCTATTGCCTTAACTGGCGATAAAACGATTACACATACAAATTATTCTGCAAGCAATGAAGGTGTTGTAGCTTTTATTAAATTTACAGGAACATTATCTTCTGCCGCAAGTGTAACATTTCCATCAACAGAAACCGTATTTGATATATGGAATGCGGCTGGTCAGGCTGTTACAGTTAAAACATCATCGGGATCAGGTGTTGCTATACCGAATGGAACACGTATTCGTTTAGCGTGTGACGGTTCCGATTTTGTCAACACATCATCATCTAATATACCTTCAGCAACAACCATAGCTGGACAGGTTACAGTATCAGGCCAGGTCAAAGGATTAAGTTCTGGTACAGACTCAACCGATGCTTTAACGAAAGCCCAAATTGAAGCTGCCATAGCCGCTGCGTCTGTATCAGGATCAAACCTTGTTCTTAATTCAGCAACAGATACAACACCGTCTTATCTGAACACAAAACTACTTGTTGGTACAGGATTAAGTAAAACAACAAACAGCGCGGGTGCTAATGAAACATTAACACTGGCATCAACAGTCACGCTTGATGGTAAGGCTAAAGTGTCAAGTAATGATTCAACGCCAGGTTTCCTTAATGGAAAATTAGTAGGCGGTACAAACATTACACTTGTTGAGTCAAGTGATGGTGGTGATGAACGATTAACAGTCAATGCTAGTGTAGATGCTGACATTGAACAAGCAGCGATAGCAGTCGCAATGTCTATTTAAAGGAGTAAAAAAATGGCAACGGCATATAAAAAATTAGGTGCGGCTGATTTATCGGCAACAACAAATACGACCATATACACTGTACCTTCATCCAAAATGAGTATTGTTAATTGTAATGTAACTAATAGATCAGCGTCAGCCGTAACGTTTAGAATTGCCGTAGCAGAATCAGGCACACCTGGAAACGAAGATTATTACCAATATGATACATCTTTGGCTGCCAACGAATCCTTTCAGCGCACTGGAATTATGATGGACACGACAAAAGTATTAGTCGCATACGGCAGTAGTGGAGACATATCAGTAGTTGCTGATGGCATAGAAGTTGATACATAGGAGATTACAATGGGAATACACGCACCAACAACACCAGCAGTCACGATTTCAGGTTATCCAGAAAATACCTTAGACAATGATAATTGTTATCCCAGTGACAGCATACAAACAACTTTTAATGGCGATGGTGCATTAGCAGGACAAACTTTATCAGCTAATAATATTTATGCATCGGCATTTATTGCTCGTAGTAATTTTACGTGTGACGGAATTTCTGTAGAAAACTGGGCAACTGGCGATAGCGGTGATGATTTTGTCATGGGCATTTGGTCCAGTAATGCAACCCATCAACCAACTACACTTGTAGGACAAACAGGCGAAGTTACACTTGATGGTAATGCAACTATCAGAACGGCAGCAACAGCATCAGATGTTAGCATCACCAAAGGATTATATTGGGTTGGTCTTGTTACCAATGGTTCTGCACAATTTGTTAGCCAAACTGCGGGTGATAGAAGATGGAACACAAATTACGGTAACGTAATATGGGCTGGTGGAAATTTTGCAGTCAATAATTATGGCCTATCTTGGTACAAAGCCTTCACTTACAACACGACTTTAGCTGATGTAAGTTCAGTTACATGGCATACATTCGGCCCTTTTATGGGCCTGCGCGTTAAATAGGAGATAACATGGTTGAATATGACAAAGACGGAAACGCAACATCAACATATATTGCACGATCAGGTATCTTTCCGCGCGTATTGAGTAAAACACAACTGATGGACACATGGGTTGCAAGTGGATTAGCTGGCAGTCGGTTTGGTGAAGTAATAAAAAACATTGATGCATCAAGCAACAATGATGTCTTGTACGTTAAAGAACGCTATCATGCAGCACAGACATTTACCTATGACATAACTGATTTAATGTGTGGAACGTTGGTAACGCAAAGTTTACTGACAAGCGATGAAAAAACAACATTTCTGAATGCGTGGCCTAAAGATTAATGACCTATGTAAAAATACCGCTTGCTGCGGGAGTCTTCAAAGACGAGTCACCATTAAAGGCTAAAGGTTTTTTTGTGGATGCGTCATGGGCGCGTGTGCATCGTAACGGCATGGAAACAATGGGTGGGTATGAATACGCCACAACATCAACGTTTCTAGGTATATGCAGAAAATTACGTGCATGGCAGGACAATGATGCAGGCCGTCATATTTTTGCGGGTACGCATTTACGTACATACAGTTATTCTGACGCACAAATATATGACATAACACCAGCAATTAGTCGTGGTGAATTAACAAATCCATTTACCACAAACGGAACAGCAACCGTTACCGTCACTCATACATCGCATGGCTTAATAACAAACCAAAAAGTTAAGTTTGCAAACGCAAGTGCGGTATCAGGTGTAACTGTAAATGGCGATTATGTCATTACATACGTGGATGCCAACACCTACACAATTGTTGTGTCGAGTTCTGCAAGTGGATCGGCAACAGGCGGTGGTACAGTTGATTATACCTACTATCTTGCACCAGGTAACGAAGACGGTACAGGTGGTGCGGGTTGGGGTACAGGTGCGTATAGTGTAGGCACATGGGGTAGTCCATCAACAGAAACCTTGTATCTGAGAACATGGTCGGCTGATCCCTGGGGTGAAACAATTTTATACAGTCCGCGTGGTGGCAGTTTGTATGAATTTAATCCGACAGGCGATGGCTACGAAACCAGTCCGACAGAAAAAGTAACGAACGGTGCATTTGCATCAGATAGTGACTGGACAAAAGGTACAGGCTGGTCAATTGGTGGTGGCGTAGCAACGGGCAGTACTGCAAGTGCGGCCTTATCACAAAACCTGACATTGAATCCTGCAAGCTGGTATTTACTCGATTTTGATATTGCAACACGCACGAATGGAACATTACAGCCTGCATGGGGTGGCTCGAACATTGGTTCAGCTTTGAATGCAGCAGGAACATATAAGACAACGTTCTATTCTGGTGCGGGTGGCACGCAGTCATTTACCTTAACGGGAGCATCGTTTAGCGGAACAGTTGATAACGTATCTGTTAAGCAATTAAACTGCGGAAACATTGTAACAAATGCACCGACTGACATTACAACGTTCTTTGTCACGAATGAACGGTTTGTTGTTTGCTGCGGTGTGAATGACAGCGATGGTAATTTTGATCCGCGATTAATTAAATGGTCATCGCAAGGTAACAATACGTCTTGGACACCAACGGCTGCAAACACGGCTGGAGATTATACATTACCGTTCGGTGATCGTATCGTAAAAGGTATTGTCACACGCAACGAAAACATTATCTTTACTACAGATACCACATGGTCAATGAAATTTGTTGCTGATCCGACTGTCGTGTATCGTTTTCAGAACATTGCTAAAAACGCAGGATGTATTGGTGCAAACGCAGCCGTATCAACAGATGTCGGTGTTTTCTGGATGGCACCAGGCGGTGAATTTTACAAATACGCAGGCGGTGTTGTTCAGCCGATTATGTCACCAGTCAGGCGTGATGTTTTTGATAACCTTGATTTTGTTCAGCATGATAAAATATATGCGTTCAGTAATGCGGTGTATAATGAAGTGGGCTGGTATTATGCAGACCAGCGTGACGTAGGTAATGAATGCAGTCGTTATGTTCTATACAATTACGTTGAAAACAAATGGTCAACAGGTCAGATTGTAAGAACAGCACAAATTGATCGTTCTATTGAAGCCTTTCCATTTGCAGCAGATGCCAGTGGGTATTTGTATTACATGGAAAAAGGTGATTCTGCTAACGGTGGAAACCTTGATGGATTTTTAACAACTGGTTATATCGACTTTGGTGATGGCAATACTGATATGTTGCTGAACCAAATGATACCAGACTTTGATGATCTTGCTGGTGGTTTGTCAGTTACAGCCTTTGCTAAAAATTCACCGAATGGAACACCGTTAATTAGTGGCCCGCATAATGTGACGGCAGCCACAGAATATGTACCGATGCGTCTGCGTGGTCGTAGTTTTCAGTTTAAGTTTGAGTGGAACGATGCGCCTAGTTTTTTCAGACTTGGTGCAATTCGTT